GGACTAGTCCGGTAAGTAACACATTCGTCATAATATAAATATTATTCCGAATCAACGAAAATCAAGTTAACCCAACGATGGGAATATGTCAAGATGGATAAGATGGATGAATTTTCAGAATTAATGAAGGATGAGCGTGATATTGAGAACCAAATCAAAAAACTTCATAGGGAAATTGATGCTTTGGAATCACAGAGGGTGATGATTGCAAGAAGGTCATCGAAAATATTTAATGATATAATAAATCCCCGACAGGCTGTGATCGAAACAGCACCTCCTGAATTATAATCAGGCGTTCTTCATTAAACTACTGTCATGGTAGCTGATTGTTAACCAACCATATCTGAATTGTCAATGAACATGATGCAGGAACATTTGACCAACGAAAAATTATATGATATATAATGCGTAGGCATCTCATTGGTCATTGAGAGTCTCCTATGTAACAGTTGAGTATATGGCGGTGGTGGTTTCCTTTTATTTTCCACGATCCGGCAGCCGGAGCCGCCATATTAACTTTTCCCAGGATCTTTTCCGTACTTTTTCTGATAGACTTCTCGGAATAAATCACGAACATTCAAAATACCATCATCCACATCGGCATAGGCATCAACTGTCATTTCGCCCTCAACCAACTGATATCCGTTTTTATTTGGGTAAAACAAATCGCGGTTGCGGTATAAAAGATTATCAATGAAACCGTTGTTGGTGATATATCCAGGGAACTTTTCATGCAGGAACCGGTAAATATCATGGAATGTGGCAAACCCACCCTGGTTGTGGATAAAAGACGCGATCACTTTCCGTAAAGCCATAGATATGCCGCTTTTACGGGGCCTGGATTTAACCATGTCAACCCCTTTAGTCGTGTGCACATGGGCAATTGTTGTGTTGCTGTGAAGACCACTTTCTGATATTCGCTCATCCGTTACCGGCTTGATGCCATTTAATATTGCCTGGATTTCCTTAAGCTTGGCCCGCTTAATGGCTATTTCCTTTTTCAGCAACCGTTCCTTGGTGAGAAGGAAGTTGCGCATCCCGGCATCCATTAAATCCGCCAGTCAAACTTTAGGGGTATGCCCCAATGTTTGAGGGTTAAAACAATGGCGGCGGTTGACCTGCAGATGACAATCCTGGCACCAGATTTTTCAAGCCTGCCAAATGAATCTTCCTTGGTTCGATCCAATTTCCTTTTACCATGTATCATTTCTAGGAAAAAAACCTGTTGCTGCCAGACTATCATCATATTTGGCACATCATCCTGCCGCAAATGGAACACGGAGACCTTTTCCGAATCAATCAAGCTTTCTAGAAACTCGAAAGAAGAATTATAAAGGGCTTCACCTCTTAAAGAAACATCTGATGTTTTAAGACGTTTGCGCTGGCTGGGGCGGTTCTTGGTTTTTTCACTGGCCATAGAAGGCAATGTCCTGAAAGGCGTTGGCCGCAAGCATGGACCATTTGATTCGACCGTGCCTGCGGTTGTACCCCATTCGTTCAAACATGCTGACACGCTTGGTTGTGGTGGTATTCAAAATTTCATCATCGGTCAAACATGGTGAAACTATAGCCCTGAAATCATCAGGACTATCTAACTTTAATACATAAGCAATAATTCTGGTGGGGAATCTCTCATCCCATAAAACTCGTCCGGCTAATATGGGGTCCAATCCCTTTATAAGATAGTGGGCTTTGGCGATATTTGTCTCTATTTCCTTCGATTCGCGATTCTTTGCATTGATTTTATGCTGCTCAATCTTTAAACTCATAAATACCATACACCCTTTATTGAATGGCTATTGTAGCTTATCATAAAGTACTATAGTATTCACTATAATAATGTGACGAAGATCACATACACGATATAAAATCATTATTATAAGATGGTTTTATGTCGGGAGCAGTAAAACATGGAAAATTTCTTCATATATCATGGTTTTTGCACATTATCGCCGCTGCAAAAGCTTATTCTAATATATCTTATACATGGGCAGAGATCAAATGCCTGTGGTTGTATTGACATGCCAGCCAATTTACTGGCAAAAGATTTGTATGTTCCTGAACCAGATGTTACGGTAGCCCTAAATGAATTAGAGGCCCTTGGACATATCAGTAAATGTTCAATCAGCAATTACATTTTGGTGATTCAGTTTTTTACCTTTCGTCCGCTGCTAGATTATAAAGAGGCCGTAACAGCGCAAGCCCAATTATCATTACTACCAATCAGTAAAAATATGTATTGGCAATTATATCACCTACTCGGCCAACAAATTGCCTTAACCAAGGAATTTGCGGTTAAGAACCGCCGACAACTGAATAAGGTCACTATGGATACGGCTTTGGCTCCTGGCAGGAATGGGCGAGGGATGCGCATTGATGATGACTGGCGCCCCACACAAGAAGACATTGATTTTGCGGCCAAGAATGGATTTGGTGAAAAAGCCATTCAGGATATGGCTGGCCGCTTTAGGGATTACTGGCTGGCTAAAGCTGGTCCTTCCAGCCGGAAGAGCGATTGGCGGGCGACCTGGAGAACCTGGGTTCGAAACGACCAAAGTGGACAGGGGATAAGGAATGCGAAAAGCACCACCCCGTCCGCTCAAAGCATGATGGCTAATATTAGGGAGAGAAAATAACCATGCGTATCAATAAAGAAATATTAAAAAGAATACCGTACGAACAAAATGAGCACAAAATTAGGAGCCTAATTACACCTGAGATCGGCCGGGATCTTTTATCATACTCCACCACTACGGTGCAATCAGAAAACATGAAGACCGTTTATCTGCTGTTTAAGATATGCCCTAATCAGGTTGATCATATGTCGCCGAGGCTGACAAAAGATATTATTTGTCTGATTGGTGTACTGGAGGAATTATGCAAACCTTGCGGGATGACTGAGGAGCTTTGCCAAGCCGCCTTGGATTTTGGGGAATCATTCGGTGTGGATAGATTCCGTGATTCAAAATCATTTGAAAGGATTTGTGGAAATTTTGCCAGGGAAGTTCAGGACTTTCCCATGGATGTGATAGCAGAGGGGTTCAGGCGGTATCAGCTTAATTATAACCCACCCATATATTTGAATGTACTGATGGAAATGATGACATCCCTGTTTAACAAGCGAAGAACACTGCTCGAGAGTCTTCATACCATCATGAAAAATGTTCAACCTGTTAAATTGAAGGAAGGTGCTCATGGCTAGCTCAAGAAGGGTTACCAAGAAAGAATATTCAAGTTTGTGCAGCATTTATGATGATGCACCCAGAAGCGCCAAGCGTTTTTTATATAGAATGCTTGCCCACGCAAATAAATCACTTTTAATGAATGACGTAAAGAAAAAGAGAAAAGATGCAAGGAAAAATAGAATCAACCCGTAAGCCTTATATGACTAAGGACGGCAGGGAAGTCCCATCCGTTACCACGATCCTGTCCCGTTACAAGGAATCAGGCGGCCTTATAAAATGGGCATGGAAGTTGGGTATGGAGGGAAAAAGCTTTGAAGATGTGCGTGACCGTGCTGCCTCAATTGGCACGGTTGCACATGAAATGATGGAATGCCATATCAAAAAGAAACCATTTATTGCCCCAGATGTGGATGATGAATTCCTAGGGAAGGCCAGGAATGCATTCGAATCATTTAGGGATTGGGAGGCCAGCAGCAAATTGCAGGTAACCCATTCAGAAATCCGGTTGGTGTCTGATTTGTATGGCTATGGTGGCACCATAGATTCAGCCTTGGTGCTACAAAAAAGATCGATGGGTGACTGGAAGACATCAGACAGCATTTATATTGATCATATTATCCAATTGGCCGCTTACGGCAACCTTTGGAATGAAAATTTCCCGAATGACCCGATTGTCGGCGGTTATCATTTGGTTAAATTCAGCAAAGAGGATGGGGGCTTCACTCACAAACATTGGCGTGATTTAACCACCGCGTGGGAAGCTTTCAAGCTGATGTTATCCTTGTATAAACTTGACAAACCTCTAAAGCAAATGATACGTTAATAAGAAAGGCAAAAAATGGAACAAAACGACGATTTATACGGGTCAGCAAAGCTGATCAATATTGCCCCGGCCATCATCGAATTTAATAAAAGAATTCAAGGGATTGAGCCGCTAACCAAAAACAAAAATGCTTCCGTCCCCGGACAATTCAGCTATAACTATGCAGATTTACTGCAGGTTGTTGAATATACCCTTCCACATTTAACCGATTGCGGCCTTTTCATTACGCATAGCGGGATGATGGATGGCCATGATTCTCTTTACACGCGGTTGATTCACACTTCTGGAGAATATCTAGGTGGTAAATTCCCCATATCCATCGCTTCCTTGATTGAGCTTGACTTGGCTCCTGGAACAAGACCGGAAGATTCAAGTGCCGCCAAGAGAAAAAAGGCTATGACTGGCAGCTATCAATTGATGGGTTCGATGATTACCTATGTCAGAAGGTTCGCCCATTGTGCCATTCTTAACCTGGTAGCAGACGAGGATGATGATGCAAATGGGCCGGACGCCACGGGTGCACAAATTAAAAACCTAGCTAAAAGCCCATTTATTAAACCAGCCAACGTTATACCGCCAGCTCCGTTAGCCCAGGAAGATGTTTCATTCGCTAAGGCTGTGAAGTTGGTTGATTACTTCAAGGCAAAAGCGGACAAGGCAAAATCCACTGCCGAGCTTGACGCTTTGTCGGAAGATAATAAGCCTGCCTTGGAGAAACTTAATGCTCATTACCCTGAGTTATACGGCAAAGTATTTGATTACATAACAGACAAGAATTTTAAATTTCAAAATTAACCAGTATAAAGGATATATAAATGTCTCAAGAAACAATGAAGGAAGGCTATGGGATGTTGTCCCAAAACCAATATAAGAATGGTGAAAAACATCCGGACTTCACAGGTGTAATCACGGTAAACGGCAAGGAAATGCGCTTGGCCATGTGGCTAAAGCAATCCCAGAAAAGCGGCAACGAATATTATTCGTTGCGCATGACAGACCCTGATGACCGCCCCAGCCCACAGCAGCCCCATCAGCGTGGCATTAGCCAGTATAACACCGGCGTAAGACCAAGCACACCTCAGCGGCCTCAGCAGCAGCCGCAGGCTGCGCAGAAGAACCGCGTCGTCCCAGTTGGTAATGATGACTTCCCACCTGATTTTTAATAAATGGATTGTAAAATAATACTTGTCAGTATGGCACTGGCATGATATATAGAAAATAATCATGGTTGTTTACATGATTATTCCTACCCACCACAGGGCCACGATGATTTGCTCCCAGCTGTATCCGTGGCCCTACCCTATTTCCTAGAACTTATAGCGAAGACTTAACATAACCGTATGGCTGCTAAGACGGGTTTTAATCGTCTCATCATGCTTGCCGATGATGTTTTCCATTTTGTAATGGCCTGGCTCCGTCATGGCATAGCGGTAATCCATGGACATCGTCACATGATCATCCAGATTAGCCCCGATACCAGCGATCGCTTGATACGCCAACACTTTATCATGACCAGTGCCCAAGCGAACATCGGCCATGCCGATACCGATACCTGCGTAAGGAACCACCCAGCTATTGACCGGATATTGAATATATCCGTTTACCATATAATTTATGCTGGTCAAATCGCCCTTTAGGTCAAAATTATAAGTGTGGCCTAAAAAGTTCTTTTCAACCCGATCCAATGATGCTTTTTTGTAATTGAATTCAAATTCAGCACGGAAAAATCTGCCAAAATCATACCCAACCGTGGCACCAGCCGTAATAGCGCGGTCAAAAGAAAGTTCGGTTGCAGAAAAACCTTTATATAATGTGGTTTTGCTGTTTTGAAAAAAACTCAACCCACCTTCAAGCCCAACATAAAAACCAGGCTTATGGGCATCCTGTGCCTGTGCTTCGGCGCAAGCCAGCAACGCGACGATCGTCGCCAATGCTTTTTTAAGCATCATATCCTCCAATATGTAAAGAACTCACCAAATCAACAATACCCACCACGGATAAAGTGATACACATATATAGCATGTTCTTGATTTATTCGTCAAATGACCATATACTAAAAATAATGAAAGATTTGTGGATTTTCTTAGCGGTTTAGCGAATACAAAATTAACATATAAAACTTTAACGGCATAACCTATGAGACAAAGAAATATAAGGATTCCTGAAATACAGGATAAGGATTATAATTTTAATCAAGTTATTGGAAAATTGACTTATAGAAAACCACTTGAGGAAAAAAAGATAAAAGTAATATCTTTATTTAGTGGTTGCGGAGGTTTGGATTTAGGTTTTGAGGGCGGGTTTGATGTTCCTAAAGCATGTGTAAAAGATTCCGATTTTATAGATTCTGAAAAGGGCGGAAAAGTTATTTTAAAGAAAAACCCTTTTGAGGTAATTTTTTGTAATGACATAATGGAAGAAGCCAAGATAGCGTTTGAAGCTAATTTTAAAAGTAATGCAAATTATTTAATAAAATCAGTTGCTGATTTAAAGGTAAAAGAATTGCCAAGGGCTGATTTAGTGATTGGAGGGTTTCCTTGCCAAGACTTCTCTTTAGCTGGCAAAAGAAAGGGTTTTACTGCTGACAGAGGAAGGCTTTACCAAGAAATGGCAAGAATAATTAGAGAAGTTAAACCAAAAGCTTTTGTAGCTGAAAATGTTTATGGCTTACTTTCTATTGATGGAGCGGTAGAAACTATAAAAGAAGAGTTTTCAAAAGGAGGCTATAAAGTCTTTCATTATCCAGTTGAAGCTCAAAATTATGGCGTTCCCCAAACAAGAAAAAGAGTTTTTTTTGTTGGCGTAAAAGAAAGCGAACTAAAGAGAAAGGTAAAAGAGGAAGATTTTTTACCAAATCCAACTCACGCAAAAAAATGGGTAGCTTTAAAAGATATTTTTAAGAATTTGCCAGAACCAAATAAATCAAAAGACCCCGACCAAAAATCTTATTCAAAAGCGAAATTCTATGGTGCTAATTGTCAAGGAAACAAGGCTATTGATATGTCAAAACCAGCCCCAACCATGAGGGCAGAACATCATGGCAATATAGAATTTAGAAGGCTTGAAAATGGAGGTAGTGGCGATGATAGAAGGTTGACAGTAAGAGAAGCTGCGCTAATACAAACTTTTCCTAGTTCGTTTTATTTTACTGAAAAAGATGGTAAAAAATTATTATCACAATCTTCTTCTTACAGGGTAGTTGGTAATGCCGTTCCTCCTCTTCTTGCATATCATTTTGCAAGGAAGTTAGGCAAGTTATGGTATAAAATTTTCTAAATTATGATAAATGAATTGTTTAAATGCGTAGTAGAAGATGCAGTTGCAACCCTGTTAGAAACTATAAACAGAATACAAAACGCATTAGAAACCAATAGAAGGCTTGAAAAAGAATTTGAACATCATGTTTTATTAGCATTTAAAGGAGCTGGAAAAGAAAAGGGATTTGATTGTCAAGCCTCCTCAACTCATGGATTTCCTGATATTATTTGCACTCACAAAGAAACTGGCTTGAAATTTGGCGTTGAGGTAAAAACTGGTAAATCTTGGCAAACAAACGGAAATAGCATCTTTACGGAAGTTGGCGAGCAAGATGTGGAAGATATAATAGTATTATTTTGCAAAACATCTAAACCGATCCAAATTTCTTGGAAAAGATATGAAGATGTTGTTAGTAGCGTTGCCATAACTCACTCGCCCAGATATACAATTAAGATGGACATAGACAGTAATTCAACTTTTTTCAAAGAAATGAACACAAATTATAAAGATTTTAAAAAAATGCCAATGGAAGAAAAAATGGAACTAGTTAGAAACTACTATCTTTTAAAAAACAAAACTGACAAACAATGGTGGATATATAAGGGGAAATAAGTATATAATCACCATGATAATAGAAATGTATGAGCAGGAAAAGACTGGTCGACTATCTGGAGTGGGAAATAAAAACATGCGAAGGGCAGTTTACTTGCGTTTTGCGCCTCTACAAATCCCGCAAAAAATCACTCCGTACACGCCCGAATCGCATCCCGGGTGGCCATATAATCCATGATGGTTTTTTTGGTGATGGGTCCAGCCGTCAATAGTTCATCGGCCAAGGCAACACTGTATTCGTGGCTGTAAGTAAATAAAGGCGGGCAATAAGGTTTGTAAACTGTTTGTGAGCAACCACCAAGTAATAGCAACAACATTAATCGCGCCATGGCTTTCCCTCTATCTGCTTCTTATAAATATATAAGCAATCCCTCACACAATTCCCTAGAATAGTCGCAAATTCTTCCTGCGCATCGTAATAATTATTATCGCGATATTTTCTGCCGTCATCATTACTCAGAAAGATGTCTTCCGGCTTATATTTACTAAGGTATCGCCAAGCGTGTGAAATAGCGTGAACGAATTCATGGGCAATAATATGCGGTGTAAAGAATTTTTTGCAGAATAAGATATTGGCCGTATCACATGCTTTATCATTAATGGCATCATGGGAAACGTTTAAGGTAATGGCAGCGAACTTTGTTTTATCAACATTCATTCGCCTAACATCAATGTTTTCTGTTAAGCTGTCCGTATGCTTAATATACGACCGATGCATCGCATCTACTGTGTAAAGTAAATTAACATTGATATAATGAGGATTGCCCTTAACAGGATATACTTTCCACTGTTTAATATGCATCAAAGGCCCCGCTTTTTATCTCTTAATCGTTTCTGCAATTCTTCATCGGTTTTGGGCGCATCAGTAATGGCTTGGGTTTGCCGGTGCTGGATATCAATGGTTAGATCTTTTTGCTTTTCAATCTCATGCTTTTTCCCAGCACTGCGCCCTTTAAAGTACAGACCAAGAACAGCGGCGGCGATCCCGACATATTGTGCAATAGTTCGCCAAGAGCCCTTCAACCAATTCCATAAAAATGCGGCAATAAAACTCATCACAAGCCTCCCATATGTACGGGTTTGGGAAATTTCCAATCTGGTGACTCTAAGAAAGCCATTATGCTTTCGTAATCCCCAGGATACCAGATGGCCTTAATATCATCAAAATAAGATTTTTCCATCAGCCAGTCAAATGATGGGGATTTGATCTGCACCAGAAACTCATCACCAGCCACATTGCGGCGTTTACCGATTTTTGCCAGTGGCAGCGTTTTTTGGTGCTCAGTGTTTAAATCAGACTCATGATTATCCAGGAATTCTTGGTCTACATAAAGAGTAATTATATTTTCAATGTTTTGGGTTGGCATAATTTCACCTAATCGCTTGGACTTGTTGGAGCTATCGTGGGTGCCCCCACCGTAAAGAATATGATTGGATCCATGCCTCCAATGCCATAATTAATGCAGAAATTATCTGGATTTGTGTCGCCAGCCGCTTGCCTCATTAAAATATTAGCTGGTGATCCTGTAACATTAGAGCCATCCGCACCTGGGTTAACAGGCTTGCCAGCAGCAGTAATAATTTTTCTTCGATTAGAAACATTGGTTAAATCGAAAAATGGCGCACCAAATTTCATATAAGCCATCGCCATATCGCCGCCAAATAAATATGATCCAGATTCACCACCAGCGACTTGCCAGTTAGCCAGGCCAGATATTTTTAAAAGCGGCGATGATAGAAAATTTACTAGTGCAGGAGTTTCAACAGCGTTTCCTACCATAATTTGCATAATGGGAGCAAGAATATTACTAGTATCCAAACTCACTCCCACACATGTCCACCCGTTTGCACTTGTAACTGGGATTGTACCATTCGTATAAATAGTCCCACCGCTCACATCTTTGAAATATGGCTGGATTGTGCTAGAGGCAGAAATGTTATTTCGGTAAATATAGGTATTAAAAGACGAGCTGGATAAATACATTTGTCCGTCATTATCAAAGAATCGTTGATTAACCCAAAAATATGCTAGAAATGTAGACGCGGTAAGCGGAAGATCATTTAAATCCCCGCTTTTTGAAATAAAATCAGCGATGCCATTAAAGGTGACGGCAGATAAATTAAACCCTCCCCCACCAACTCCATCCTGGTTACCTTGAATAAATTCACGGCGGGTTGGGGCGACCCAAGCATATGGGTGAATCATAATCTCACCTATTGATTTGTCGGGCTGGCTGTTGATAAAGTAAGGGCGCCAGTGATGTCAAAATCACCACCCGTGCCAAGGTTAACGGCAAAATTTGCGGCCACTGTATCGGTTGCTAATTGCGTCATGTAAATATCAGGGGCCTCTCCAAATGGTAATTCGCCATTTGCACCTAAATTCACAGGCAGCCCTGTAACATCGATGAATTTTCTCCTGAAAGTAACATCAGACAGATCTGGGGCCACTCCAATCTTAAAGAAGGCCATGGACATGTCACCGTCGAATTTATTATTGCCGCCATTGCCAGCACCTATCCTCCATCCAGCACGATTAGTGAATTCAATCACACCGGTATCAAGGTTATTCAATATAGGAGTAAATGCCATAACGGTATCGTTGAATGTTACATGTACAATCGGTGTGCCAAAATTTGTTATATCCACCGAAACCATAATGAGTGTAAATGGGTTAGAAATTGTGAAAGTGTCAGTAGTGTCTCCATAAAATATGTTGCCATTTGTATCTGTTACATCCACACGAATATTATTATCAGGAGTGCATGCAATGGTTATGTCAAGATCATAATCAGCCAGAAAAAATTGAAAATTATTGTCATTCCCGTTCTTTTTGACCCAAAAAGCTGCGAACATTTTGGGGCTGTCAACGGCCCCATCCAAATCACCCGTTTTTGAAAGATATGTGGTTGATCCATCAAAGGTCACAGCACCGACATTATATGATATGGCATTGAATCTATACCAATCAACAAACACCATGGAATCATCATTGCTAACCAGTGTCAATTGACGGTCAGAACCAGTTAAATCTAGCAAGGGGCAATCAGCGTCGAACCCGCTACTATCACCTGTTGGCCATACTAATCCGCTATCGTGTCCCTCAACAACCGCATAAGAGTTTGATTTGGGAACTATAGCAAGGCGGGCGGCCTCAGCACCGGCTGGGGCCGTTACCAACTTTCCTGCCCCTGACGTGGTTTGGAAGTTCTGATGGTCTGTGTGCAATGGCAGCAAGAATATGTGATTTAGATATAATTTATTAATGGCCATGGCTATTTCCCTTTCTTGTGGCTTTGGATTTTGGAATAAACGACAAGCCCGATTGATGACATAACCATGAATAGAATGATCCAACGGGCAAATGATAAATATGAGGCAAGCGGCGTCAAAGCAGATATACCCATCTGCACTTGATCAATTACCTGGGTGGCGGCTGTCCCGCCTGCGGCAACACCAGCGCCCCACAGCGTGCGAGACCTACTAAGCGGAGTGGCTTCCGGTTTTACCTTTAAGATTCTTGGTTCAGGCAAATGGTTGTTTTCTTGCAAATACATAGCGGCCTCAGCTTTGCGGCGACGGCTAAGTCCTGCTGATGGTTTTAGCTTGCCTGTGGCTGGGTCGGTGTATTTATCCCATTTTAGAAAGGCATCACTTGCACCAACAAAATCACGTTTATTATGAAGGGCCACAACACTGCTTTTTCGGAAGACGCCCTCACCTATGTTGTAACAAAGTGATATCATGGCATCAAGTTGGTGCTGATTAGGCGGAACATCACAAGCCCGGCGCACAGCCATTGTACGCAGATTAACATCTGCCCGCAATAATTCCATGGCTTTTTCCTTGGTGATATGGCCGCCAGGCATGGCATATTCAGGATCGGTGCAGCCGTAACCTATGGTCCATCGCCCAGCAACATCCTTATATGCGTCCTGCCTGAACCCTTCGAAATTGACGATCATGTTTAGCCCATCTTGGCTTATTGAACTACTCATGCGATTCATCTCCTCTTTGTTTCTTTGATATTTTAAAGGCCGTAATACTTTTATCCATACGGTCAATGGCTGCTATAAGGCGGCCCTCGACTTCCTTGATAAGGTTAGCGCAGCGCATTTCCATTTTCTCCGTCTCAGCCTTTGGCGTGTAGGACCTGATGATTTCAAATTGAAACTGCGATTGATTTTGCACACTCGTCTCTAAGCTAGTCCTAATCTTGTCAAGCATGGCAGTGGTGCTTTGGTGATTAGCCTGCAAGTGAGTTTTTAGGTTCTCTTCAATAATATTCATGCGTCGATCCACTTCCTTCATCGCCAATTGATGATCACTTTCCTGGCGCGCCATTATATCCCGCCGGACCCACAGGATAAACCCAACCATGGCCAGATTAATCGGGATGATTATCTGGGTCATGAATTGCAGCCAATTCATATCCATTATGGCACCACCAGACTTGGCTGGTTAAGCAACTCATCAAGGAATTCCTGACTGAACCCGTCCGGGTTCGATTTCTTTCGGCGGGTACGGATATCCTGTTCTGAAGGATTTGGGGTGCCCATTACTGATGCCGGTCCTGCTACGACATCACCAATCATGGGATTTGAAAGCCGAGATTTCCGTATAATTGGCCCGTCAGCAAATTGCAGGGATTTCATAGAAACCCCACCAAATTTGTCAGGCAGAAATTTGAATATAGTGTTCCCAAGTTTGGTGCGGAAAAATGTGCGCATCAACTGCTCAAGCAATTTTCCAGATCCAGATGGGTTATCAGTATTGGTGACTGGGGTGCCAATTGTTGACGCAAGGCGTGCAATCTTTTTCATTTCAGCAATTTCAGATTTGTTAAAAAGCTTGGAGAGGGGAGTTGCACTCTCACCAAGCGTTTTCCAAATGTTGCTTGAAAAAAGATGCCCGTCTACCACCGGGAATTCGCCTGTTTGTTTTTTCACTTTATTTAGCGATTGACGCCACAAATTATTGACAATCGCGCCCTTTAATTGATTAAGGACGCCTTTTGCGTTAGGCTCAAGCTTTTGCAGGCTAAGCATTTTATCGATGAATTGCCCGGCCTCGCGCTTCAACCCCATGCCTTTCAAATTCAGGATAGCGTTGGCAGCCTCTTCTGGGTTAAACTTAAAGTTTTCGCGCCTTATTTCCTTGCCTCCAGATTCAACCACACTGGATGTTTTATCCAGCAATCTGCTGGCGATGCTATCTTTCCCAAATACATGTGCGTATTGTTGGTAAAGCTGTCTGGCCTGCTTTTGCACATCAATCAGAGCAGGATCGCCGGATATGACATAATCAGATACCTTGTTCTCGACTAAATCCTCATGCATCCTTTGTATTTGCCCCAAATGTACGCGGTCAGGGCTGCGCGGCTCGCTTTTTCGGTACAATTGACGAATCCTGTCGCCTATCTTTGATAGATCAGCATAACTTACTTCCTGCACGTTGGCTGCGCTGTCAGTTAATTCATCGACCAATTCAGCAAAACGGTCCGTACGCTCAGCATATTCTTTAACCGGGCGGTTCGGGACTTTCCCGCCAACACCCAATGGGGCACTGAAATTCTTAGCAAACTCCTTCAGCTTTTCGTCTGGGATACTCTCGATGATTCGGCGGATGTCCTGTGGCGCGATGGTTGGGTTGATGCCCTTGCTTTTTAAGGCATCCTTTAGTAAGGCGTTCTGTTCTTCGCGGGTGATGCGGCGCAGATTTTCATCACCCAAACGATCACCGGTTTTTTTCTTGGTGACGTAGGCAAAATCACTGACCAGTTGATCTATGTCCCTTTCAGGTAAATGAGGGGCGCGGTCTTTGATCATTTTGCGGGATATGCCGCTGCCTGGTGCCTCCGCCACATCCCTTATAACGTCATCCACCGCGTCCAACGCCTGAAAACTATCTGGAGATATATATCTAGTGCTGTTTTCTTTCTTTTTTAAATAATTGCTAATATTGCGCCGCAAATCATATAGGGCCGACCCCTTTAACACCAATGGGTTATCCTCAGACAGGTTAGCCATTTTAATGCGATCATATACATCATCCTTATGGTCGCGCATGCCTTTTTCAATGCGGTCTAGAATGCCGCGGGAATTCTCTATGATATCAACTGGGTGCTCTGTCAAGCTGGTGCCGAAGCTATTTAATTGCTTTTCACCGGCGCCCATTAACGCTTCTTGTTGCGCCTTGGTGTTGGCTGTAACTAATTCTTCTTTAGCATCACCAAATAGACCATTGCCAGCCTGACGTTCGGTCGATGCACGCAGTCTATTTCGACTTAATTGGCCTTGGGTTAAAGGCACGCCAAGATCTTCAGCGTCAGTCAGGCGTACGGCCTGTCCAAGGTCGCCTTGTGTACCTAAAAGATTATCACGTAGCCGCCCCATATATTGAGGGCCAAGAGCCGTCAATGATTCCTCATCAAGTCCTTGGTTCAAGCGCAATAGGTCTTTTCCAAGCTGATCCGTGGGCGTTCCATCTTCTTTGAATAGACTGCTAATCAAGTCCTCTTGCTGACGTCTTGATAAATTACCAGGACGCAGCCTTAAGGCACTGGCCATATCACCCAAGCTACCGCCAACTCCGCCAGCTATAGCCCGCTCCATACTGACATCCTCATTAGATCCCATATTTTTGGCAATTATGTCCTGAAATATTGACCCAGTACTACCACTTAAGGCCCCGCGAGCGGCGGATACCAATAGCCCACCGCCTTTAATGATCTTCCCAGCGGGAATAGCTGTGGCTATTTGGGTTGGAATTGATCCAAGAAAGTCAGTAAAATCTTGGCGAGAAGCTCCAGGACGGTTAACATAGAATGTTTGACCATCCCTGACCTGCCTAAGGCTATCAAAATCAATTGTCTGATCAAAATTGTCAGCTGGATGATTTTTTTCATAATCATTTAATGCTGATTCGAATCCTTTGCGGACAGATACCTGGATTTCACCTTTCGGCCCCAAATTGTAGTTAAAAAACTCAGAAAAAGGCCCAACCTTCTTATCAAGGATATCAACCTTCCCCGCGTCATCAGCGGAGAACATTAACCCTGCTGTTAATGGGACATTAAACATATTTGCGTCAGGTGATAATGCCCCCTTCAAATTGGCTAAAGGCGAGCGAATCAACTCCTGATAGTCTTCGTTTTCTGGCTCCGCATCTGGCAAAACCGATGGATGATCCGAAAAAATATCCTGGATGGCGCCGCTGTAACCCTGTTCGCGCAATTGCTTATCTCTATTTAGAATTGGCGCATAGCGGGATTGGGCAGATCCAGCCCTGGTACCGCGTACGCCTGCCTGCATGTTGCGCTGAGTGTCTTCAAGTGCCACATCCCCTATCATCGCATCAAGCGAGGTGTTAGCAGGATACCATTTGAAGAACCAATCAGCCTGCCCGCCATTCGCTAACTCTTCATTCACCGCATCAAGCATGGCACGCTTATCCACCACCCCATCAGGTCTACGGAACTTTTCAATCTGGGCAGTAATACCATGAACCTGTTGTTGTGCCGCTTGGGTGCGCATTGCCAAATCACGTTGTAAATCCGCCTCACGCTTCAATCCCTGGAATGCCAATCGGTCAGATGGACGCTCGGTGCGTTGCTGGCCATCACCTATCAATGCTTGCATGGCCCGTTTCTTTTCAATGGCCTGGATATCAGGCTTAACTGGTGGCACATCAACCGCCCCTGGGTTTGATTGTCGCTGTGACCATATTTGGGACATGGTGGCGTGGACATCATCATCAGATGCGTCTGGGGCAAATTCATGGGTACTGCCGTCAGGAAATGCCACCACACGGCTTGGTTTTGCTGTTTGTTGTTTTTGTGACCACTCTGTGCGCAATTGCGCGTCAATCGCCTCATCGGACATAGAAGAATCGAATGTCCGCGTGGTGCCGTCTGGTAGTTTGATAATTCTTTCTGCCATGATTACCTGCGCAGTCCGCCATCTGGCGACCAGGTTTCAACCTTTGGCGTAGAAGGCGCGGTGTTGTTTTGAACATTCGGATTTTTAACGCGGTCAGTAAAATATTTACGCACATTATCGGGTGCAACAATGGCCAACTTTTTCAGTTCTGCCTCACTCAGATAGGATGAATTCCTTTCCAACCACTGCGGGGTAATCCGGCGGGCATCAATTTCATCCCCGTTGTTCAATTCCACAAAGAACTGTCTTTCTTCTGGCTTGCGGTAACGGGCTGGATTTCGGATCATATCAATCGCCATATCAATCGTGCGTCCTTGTTGGTCGCGGTTACCAATACCATAACGGGCGTTCCAATCCAAAACCAGGTTGCCGATCTTTTCAGCGTTCTCAGTTGCCCGCAAGGTGGCATTTAGGATCTTTTTATTTCCTTCCAGAGTTAAGCTGGGGTTATTTGTTTGTTCTTTTAAAAACAAAATATCTTTATCCGACATGGCGCCGGTTAATTCCTGTCCGGCGGCAAGAGCCTGTTGGCTAGCAACTCTTACAAATGACTCCATATCAGAGATATTGCCAACCACACCTGCTGCGTTTTCTTCGCTGACGCCAAGCCCAACTAAAAAGCGGCCAAACTCAGCTTTAGTTTGCGCCAATGAACCACTATTTAAGTTAGGATTGCTTAAAATGCGCGTCAATTCATTTAAGTTGGCGCGTTGTCCCGCGGCCTTGTCACCCGTGGTCACAAATTTGCCATAGCGTGTGCCCATAACCTTGCCAAACTCACCCTCAGCTGCCTTTTCCTGCACACTGCCGGAATTGACGTTGATGTTATTACTTTCTCTCCCTGCTGCTTTGATAGCAAGTTGCACTTTGATTTGTTCCGGGTCCATAACCAATTGGCCATTCTCATCCCGCATATAACCGGCTGGCGTATCACCGTAAGACACCCCACCAGCCTGATAGATACTGCCGTCTGGGGATACGTATATCTTTTGGCGGCCGCCATTCGGAGTATAAATTTCTTCCAAGCTTGGCGGTTTTAAGGCTGATTTGTAATTATCAGCAGCCATCTCAAGGGCAGCTTGGTTTGACCCAACTGCCAAATCCTGATCTCGTTTGCGCTGATCTTGCATCACATTGCCAGCAGCTAAACCGGCTTGACCAAGTCGCTCACCTAAACTGCCATCACTGGCAAGCATGGCAGCACCACCCATAAACAGTGGCATGTTAATCCAATCACTTCCTGGCTTGGTAGATCCCTGAAACGTTTCCAGGGCCTTGGCATAGGCATCTTGTGCTGATTTGATATTATCTGAACGCCCAGGCAAATTGCCCATAGTCAGGATGTTGGTGGCATCTAATTGTTGATTTCCTGGTATCCTTTTTCGACCACCGCCGATCTGGTCAATAACCTTGAACAGGCTTTCGATATCAGGCCCCTGGTTAACCGCCCCCTGGCCAGTCATTTCACCATTCAGTGAAAAATTAACAGGCAATCCTGGATCATTGGGATCTTCCTCAAGACCGTCTTGGTAGAAGCCATAGGTTGGGATGCCCTTGACCCGTCCACCCTCCTCATATTTACGCACCTTAGATTTGTGCATGGGGAACAAATCAATGACCTTGACATCATTATATGGTGATGATTTTGTCTTACGCTTAACCAATCCACCTTTTTTATAATAATATCTAGGATTGGCCGCGCCATAAGCCGCCATGATCCCGCTGTTCATACCTGATGTGGCAATCGGGGCGCTGAACATGGAACTGGCCGCCTGGCCGCCGCCCCCAAGCAATCCACCGATGCCGCCGCCCCCGGTCAGCATGCCACCAACCATACCGATTCCACCCAATATGTCGCCGAGCACGCCGCCGCTGTTTTTCTGGGTGGCCTTGCTGCTGGTATTGGTGGTTTGGGTCACGGGCAATCCCGAAACCATCTGGGCTTGCCAGGAAAGTTTTTTGTATGGATCATCCTGCGCCGCCATATAATCCTGATAGGCAACGTCATTCAATGCCTGGTTACGGGCCTGCTGCTGCCCACCGACCGCATTCATAGCCTGAGCGTCCTGATACCCCATTTGGCTACGCATTTGTCCAAGCGTGCCCATCTGGGCACCAGCACGAGCCTTTTGGTCACGCCCTGTGAAATAACCCTGCATGGCACTGTCATAACCAGATTGCAAGGCTTGGCGTTGTTGCCCCATCACAGACTCATTGACATCTCGGATCGCATTGTTGGTAAAATCCGCATGACGTGATGAGCCAAACTGGCCAGAACCTGTAAATGTATCATTCACTCCGGGCAATAAATTTTCTGTTAGATTGCGAGCGCCTTGCCTACCTATCTCATCCACCACCCCGCCTAAATAAGGGGATAGGTAGGAATTCATTTCACCCTGATTAAACCCTGCACCACTGGCAGCTGTCATCTGATCTGCCATACCCATATTTGGTTGCCAAACACCCGCATTGTTTTGCGTCATTTGAAATGATTTTAATTGATCAGGGGTGAAGTCAGCCACGCGCTGGCCCGTATATGGCTGATAAGGCTGGCTGCCTAAAGCAGTCGCCTTATTTGCAATATCCTCAAGCATCTGCTGGTGCCACGGCGGCGTCGTTGATACCGAAGAAGATTTGGATTTTGATTTCGTTTTCTTGCTAAAAAGTCCCATAGCACCCTCTAATTCATATGGCGGTCTAGATCAGGCAGCGGTTCCCCCATATAATCCGTGGGATCCATTGCGGGCGGCGGAAGGTCCTGGCCGTTTTGCATCTTATGGGCGCGAATCTGCTGAACAAGCATATCCAGTTTGTCTGCACCTGCCTCATTACTGCCGTCACCTAGTGCAGCTACAACGTCAGCTGGAATGATATATTCCCCTTCTGAAACTTGGGCTGGGATATTATCGGCCTGACCGCCCATTTCCTCTTCTGGCATGTCTTGCAGAACATTCGCAATATCAGGGTCTTCTTGCATCACGGGACGTTTACCAAACATATGAAACTCCTATTGTAAAATAGCGAATACCTGTCTTGCCCAATCCCGCCATTCTACAAAAGAATTGGGGTTAGGTATCGAAGAATTTGAAAAATATGATGTCTTTGTAAGCTCAGCTGCCCACCGCTTCCAATCCGATTCGTCGGTTAAAATCAAAGGCGCCTGTTCGGGAAAATCAACCAACAAACTGTGCGCCCATTCAAATAAGGTGCTTAATGATGGGTTAATCATTGTTTGACATCCCCAGCCTTATCAACGAAGTGCAGCATCATCTGACCCATTTCATAATTACCACCTTGCGTATTGCTAGTTAAACGGATACGCATATAGCGTCGCTGGGTACGGCGTATGCCTACCCATTGTGTATCTGGTTCAAAATAATTGGATGATATTATGTCGTCGGCGCGTGGATAGGCGCCACCCTTTACCTCAAGTTGCATCTGACCTGACTGGACCATATCAAGCTCAACCCGGTTAAGGCTTATGTTCCGGTCCTCCCCACCCCAACTGCCCTGCGGTGTCTGGCCAGCAAGTGACATGTCAGATGTTTCCACATAGGAACTGATCGCTAAGGTCGATCCATCAGTTATCTCATCAACACCATATTCATGCTGGTAAATGCTGGTTGACTTTGTCATAAAATAAACCTCAACCAGATCCAGGGTGCCGCCATTGGTCTCACGCACCCGGAATGCCCGGGCGGTTATTGGCGTCTTGATTTCAATATAATAATCTGTATTGGCCAGATAAGCTGTTGATTCAGTTTCAAACAGTAAGTTCCAATTGACACTGTCTTGCGAATATTCATAAACTAATTTATAGGTGGAATTGACAGTTGGGCGCATGCCAACCCGCACGATTTCCCGGGTAGTATTGGCGCCAAAATCATAGGCGATGAACCCATCCGGCGTGGTCTGCGTGCAGGAAGTTGTCATATTGTTGTCAAAAGCAAAAGAAGCCGTTCCTCCAGAACTAGTTGAAGGCAATCCCTGCAAGGCGCGAATGGTCAATGTTGGTGTGTTGTATTGGGATGCCATCACCGGATAGCGAAAAACCTGGCTAAAATACCCGGCAGTCCTTGATAGGGCCGTGTCATACCAAGTCTGGTCACGCACATTGTAAATCAATACATGGTTGCATTCTGTGGCGTTGCCACGGGGATAATGCCACCAGATTTCACCGTACCTTGGTACTTTTGTAACCCATATTTTTTGACGAAAATTATAATTCAGATTGTCAAAGAAAAAGTTCAAATTCATTTGATTAGGCACTTCACGCACTGTGCCGTCATAAACCATAAACCGGTCAACCGCTGGCCAGAAAAACAGCCCATCATACTCAATGATGGAAGAGGATGAAAGAACGCTAGATTGCTCAGTGATGGGCGTAAAGCGGAATACCGCCGCCCCGCCGATGTAATCACACCGCACCACCGAATCAAGCGTCCACAAAACCCCGCTTGGGCCGCTTTGACCGCGGGTTGGTAACCCCTTAATGATTTTAGTGCTGGCAATTCTGGCATTCCCGGCGATACCGCCTGTCCAATTGTTCGGCAGATTGGCATCACACCACCCCAAGAACCCGTCATTTCCGTATAACAGGGTAAATGGGGTAAACACGCATACGCCACCTGACACATTTGGCGCACTGGCAATTGAAGTCAAAGGCGTGTTGGCATTCACGGGGCCGTAATACAGTTTACCATTAACCTGGCTATCAATCGCGCCAAGGTTAGGGGCTACATGCGCCAAGAGAGAAACGCTAGTGCCGCCGCCATCAAACATGGTGGCAAATGTCCATAAATTATTATTGTTAGTCACCATGCCGACCGGGGTGCGATCACTGGCACTCGCACCAGAACCGTTCAGATCTACATCAAGATATTGTACTTTATACTGGCTGCCGCAATAAATGCGGTTGATTCCAGTGGCACTGTATACATACAGAGACCTAGTGACGCCATCAATATCATTGGTCATTTGACGGTATCCGCCAATTTTCTTGGGAACACCGCGATTCCAACGTGTCCATTGGGCATCAGTATAAAAATTACCGTCCAGGCGAGTCCCATCCCTTTTGATGCCAGGATTACAATTAATGGGGTAAATGATGTCTGGCATTATTTAAAATCCTCACCAAGTTCGGCTGCAACTGCCGATGTGGAACGCACGTAATAAGAAAGCAAATCAACAGCACTACCTGCCGTTGAAAGAACCGGGATTGATCCGCCCCGAAATTTCCAGAAAGATCCAAATGTGATCAGGCGTCCACCGGTGCCATCTTGAATGATTTCAATGATTCCTTGCTGACCAGCCGCTAGATTGATCGGGTTTGCCAATGTCACGTTGCCGGTTAATGTCAGGGTGAAGAAGTTTCCTAGTGAAAAATCAGGGGTGACGGTTGCGGAATACGTCAAGACAGTTGGGCCGTTTCTGGCCGCCCCCAGGGTTTCAATTACTCCGTGTGATCCAGTGCCAGTTTGGACGCCGGTGCTTAATAGGATGTCACCGCCCTTGCGGTTGGTGCCAACGCCGGGGGTTGCAGTCAAAACAATGTCACTGCCATTGCCATCCACCGCCGTGCCACCGGTTAACTTGACCTTGCCAGCGTTGCCGGATGTGCCGCCGCCATTACCCGCCTTGATTTCCGAATCAGCCCCAGGTGCAGTCGCGCCACCATTACCAGCTTGGGCCAAAATCCCACCCCCGGTGACCGCCCCAAATCCGTTACCGGATAAAATGGCAATAAATCCGGCCGTCCCAGCCCCAGCCAGATTGGCCGCATTGATAACCACGGGGCCAGCGATACCAGTACCGGTTTGATCACCAGCCGTGATATACACGCCACCACCATTTTTATTAGTGCCAACACCGTCAGCTCCCTCCAAGAAAGCTTCGCCGCCATTGCCATTAATAGGCGTTCCGCCCTGCACTAAGACATCGGCCCCGTCACCGGATGTGGATCCACCTTGCCCGCCCTTGATCGCAAGATCAGTACCATTCCCTGTCACCAGATCGCCTTGGGCACCAAAACCCTCAATTACTGCAGGTGTGTTAATGATGGCGGACTTAACCCGAACCAGATTAACGCCTGCTGCATCACCTAAGCCACGTAAAATCCCGCGCCCATTGCCGACCATTTCAATGGTTTCGTTATCTGGACGCCAAAAACCGGTGTTAACATCCGCCGTGAATGTGATAGACGGGGCGGCCGCAGTGCCATCGGTAAAATAAGCGGGAACGGATATCTGCATGGAAATCGAACTGACCCGGAATCGCTCATTGCCATCAGTCGTGATTGCAAATATACCAGCGCCAGGGCGGTAAATACCAGTGTCAGCATCATTAGTGAAGGCCAAACCAGGTGTACCAACGTTTCCGTCAGGTATGGAGAAGGCGCCAGGTGGAGTAACGGTATCAGCGTCTAGCACATTGGTGCCATCACACTTTACAATAATATGTTCGCCCTGCGGCAATGTGACACCAAGCCCGGCTGCAGTTTTTAACGTTAATGAATAGGCGCCAGACGTGTTGTTAAATGTAAAGTACTCCGCTACCACAGCTGGAACAATCACATTGATGTTCCCAGTCAGTGTGCCAAAATACCTGTGTTGGCGGTTGGATGCTTCGGCAGCACTCAAGACAACGTCAGTAGCGCCTGACACATTCTTTTGCAAATATGTGGATGCGGATGCTGCCACCTGGATTTGACGCCCAACCGTGAACAAGGCCGTGCCAGAGCAGACAACGATACAGGAGTATCCTGGGCTTAGGCTTATCGTTGTCGCATTATCAATCAGCTCGCTGCCATTTGGGTCAAGTACCAGGGCACCTGTGCCCTGGTTAGAAATAAGGCAGTAAAAGCCATTTGTTAAAGTAGCGGCCGAAGAAAAACTAAAAGTACCGGCTCCGCCTGTCCAAATCATCGCCTTGGCGCGGTCAGTGGTTAAAACAGTGTAATTTGTTGCATATGTTGAAAGCTGGGTGTTCGTGTTGAGCTTCGATCCAAGCGCGATAAGTCCGAAACCGGCAAGGCTTGCGGCATCAGCCGTTGAACTTCCAGCTCCGTATGTAATGCTGGCCCAAATACCAGCGTCAGTTGTGTTGTCGGTTAAAAATAAGAATTTAGCAACGCCTGGGGTGACGGTAGTGACGACAGCGCCACCATTGTTGCGAACTTCAAAATTGGTTGCCGAAACGTTCCTGAAAATGGCATATTCACCAACTGACGCCTGACTTGCTGGCGGCAATTGGATAAAAAGACCTGCACCAGATGGGGTTACATCCATAATCCGGGAAATAACTTGTGAGGATAGCATTTGCACATATGGCCATTCCAAAGTAAAACTGACGTCTAAGGCAATTTGTTCATAAGATATGACTGAGGGTTGGACGGACCGGCCGTCAAAAATTGTGAACATCTATCTGCTCCTTGCATATCTTAGGGGAAATTCAGCGAAAGCAATGCCATACATGCGGTTACCGATCCAGTTGGCCGTCGCGTTGGCTAATCCAATTTTGAATCCGTTGGATAAAATGTACCATTCATAGCTTCCTGGTAAATTGAACTCGGCATTATTCACAAACTGATAAGAAAACGGATATGCCTTATTAGTTGGTGCACGGACGGTATCCATCATAACGGCCCCATTGTCACCAGGAGCCGCCGAGAAATACATATACATACGCGGCGAAAAACCGGTGTAAACCAGCGGGCCATCGACTGATCCATTCCCATATACGGAATAAACAGATGAAACATTGGGAACGGATCGCCATAGATAAACAATGTAATCGGCAGCCGACACATTCAGATTGTTGGTGGCGTTGTTGGTGACCATGAATTGGGTTGAAGACCAAAGACCAGTACCAAACGGCGTGTTTGTAACGGACGCCGCGGTCACCCCGCCGGTTGAATCAGAGCGCATGAAGTAATTCTGGGCACCCAGCAACCCAAAATCGCGGTGCCACAGATACCAACCACCCGTACCACTGCGGCGTTTAAAGAAAGCAAATTCAGGAATACCACCAAGGCCATGTGTGACAGCCCGGTTGGCTGTGCCATCACCGGTGTATTTTACGATATCAAACCCGGGGACAGTTCCCTTGACAAAATTCCAGGAAAAGAAATTGTTGGCGGTAGTGCTGATGCCAGTCGTGTTGGCAGGCATTGAAAATCCATTGCCTGTCAAGGAGAAACCTGCAATCGCCGCCCCTTCCGCATTGATCGAATCAGCAAATATGGGGATGTTACCGCTGCGCTCGGTGTCAAACAAATAATGCGATACGTTGGCAGACCTGTTTTTGATCCAAGCCAAATTGGGCGAGAATGCCAGTGAACTCACGGAGACCGGCAAAGCCGATCCGGTGTGCAGGGCCGCATCCACATAAATATTTGGTTTTGGGAAAGCTGGTGCTTGTATGCGCATCGTGTTCAATGGTAAAAATCCTGCGGGCGGGGCATAGGTGAATGGGTATTGCCCGAAATTTGCAGCAGCTTCCCGAATGAAGGCTTGTGATCCGCTTGCAAAATGCCATGGCCTGTCCATGGATATGGAGGAATAGGCGGGATTTGTGCCAGCCACCGGATCACCGGTGTCTTGCCACACATTGTTTTTAGAAAAGAACAACTTGCCGTTATCGGCGTCAAAAGCGATCCCTATAGTGTCGCCGCTGGTAAATGTATTGCCGTAAGCGGCAGCAACGCCACCGGTATATTTGTTGCCATTGGATCCGCGGTAGGCCATGCCGAAAGCATCAGATCCGGGATAGGCGGCATAAGCCGCAAGAGAACTGACCAGACCAAACATGCATTCGCTGGCCGTGCCGGTTGCCACCGGCTGGAATTCCGCATACCATTTTCCTGATTGCATGCCAAAAGTGGATTTGACAAACCCAGCCAAAGCCGCTGCATTGCTTTCACGCAGATTGCCCATGGTGATAACGCGCCCTGTCGAGACCACGGGATGGTTATAATCCCAAGTGGTGAAATTGGTGTTAACCGGGTTATCAAACATGCTGTCGGTATAAGTGGTGACCGATAAATTGTTGGCGGTAAAATTATTGCCGACACCGCTATAATCACGGCCCAAAGCAGCCGTGGTTGATGAATCGCCAAAACGCAGATGACAGCCATTGGTGCCGTATGTTCCCCCATAAGATCGGTGCACCCACTGCCCGGTGGTTGTATTTAATCGGCCAAAAGAATTGGCATCCAATTGCTGCCCGTCAATCCAATAAAGATGGGACATATAGCCGCCATACCCTAAATTGGCAACACTACTATTGCCGAGCATCATGGTGGCGCCCGCATTGTTCCAATCGGTAAAATCATAATTCAACGCTGGATAAGTGGCAGGTGAAAATCCAGTGATTTGCACCCCGTTCCAATACATTTTGACCCTGTCCGCTGCCACCACCTTTTCCGTATCGATGGCAACAACCAAATGCCCCCAGGCTGTATTATCGATAAAAACCCTGGTTGAAAGGATATTACCGGAAGCACTATTATTCAATGCCAGATACAATTTACCATCACCGGTGAACCCAAGCCAATCCTTGGCTGCCAAAGCACCACCGCTCAAGATTATATCCCTAACGCTCGTACCGCCGATCACCACATTGGTTTTTTTTAGCCAGACACTTAAGGTTGCCTTGCGGCGGGACCCAGTTGCGGACATAGTTCTGGTTAGGGAGCGTGTGCCGCCGAGCCGCAAGCTTTTTTCGGTTGCATTGCCGCTGAATAGTAAAGACCCCTGAAGCAGGCTCATGCGCCCTCCTGTGTATTGCGGTCAACAGCTTGGCGCATGTCCTCATTAAGCAAGGATGACATCGCCTTCTGGTATTTTGCCTCACACACCGCTTCCTGTTCACGGTTTTTTACTAAAACTGCACTTTCAACTAAAGTTGCATACAAAAGGCAATCTGGGGCGTTATTAGTCCAATAATTAGCCTGTGAAGCGGCGGTCAATGGCCCTGGGGTGATATAGCAAATCATTTCATAGGCATATGCCTGATCAGGGGTTGGCAGGATCAAAAAATGCTCATCGCTGTAATCACAGTAATATTTTGGGGTCAGCCTTTGGTTTCGATTGCTCCAATAGGTGCTCATAAACTCATACGTGCGACGATAAATAGGAGTAAATTGGTCGTTTAGACTAATTGCAATACTCACGGTTTCCCGCCACCGAGATGGCTTTTTCAAAACAGGACTGCCGGATGTCAAGTTGCCCGTGATAGCTAACATGTTACCCAAAGTTTTAGAATCCTTGGCAAGCCTAGCCTCTGCCAACATGATACAGCGATCAATATCGTCATCGGTAAATCCGGCATCATCAGGGCCACCACGCTCCATATAGCTTTTAACCATGGTTACCAATGAACTATATGTCATGTAAGGAGCGGCCATTATACGTACTCCGTGACGGCAAGGCCGATCGGCTCACCCCGTTCGGCATAAGCTCGGTCATTCACCATAAAAGCGTCAACAACCACATATGTTTTGGTTGGGTTGAGAGCCGGATGGGATATCAGCCACTCACCAGCATATATAATGGATATAATCTGCTCAACATTCATAGGGCCATCCTGCGTGGTGGTGGTGCTCAAATTTTCCACAATGATGATTTTAGAAATATCGTTCAGGTAAAAATAATCCAAGGCACGCATATATCTCATGAATCACCGTCTTTCGGCTCCAATGACTGATTAGGCCTGGCATTTGGCAACGCAATCTGTTCCATTTGACGCTGTGGCTTGCGCTGCGGATCAAGTTCATCCACACAAACACGGCACACAAGCAAACTTGGCTTATTTGGGTCACGCACGCGATCCAGATATTTTACCTTAAACCCACAGCGGTCACACATGGCAGGTGTATCTTTCGGGATGCGTAAATTGCTCATTTCGTGTACCCAGAAATATTAGGCAGCATATAAATTGGAGATGGATTGCGCTCTTCATCGCTTACTTTTTGTTTGGCGATTTCAGCATTGCGCTCAATGTTTCCTACCCGCTCCCAATCAACGATATCCCGCGGCAATTCATAAATCATCTTAGCAGCCAACCCCCAGGTCACGGCGTCAACCCAGCGCACCGGCACATCAAGCTCGTTGGTCATGGCACCCACATCCTGGGGATGCATATGCAGGTAAAGAACCACGCAATCAAACGAATTGGTAGGGGCTGGCCACAGATCCATGATGGGCTGAGTGCGGCGCCTATCAAAATAATACTGCAAAACATTAGAGCCGTTTGATGTTCCCTGGAACAAAGTTTTATTCGGAATGGCCGCGTAATTGTCGATATTCATCGACGTCATAGTTGTTTCATAAATATTGGAAGCAAAAGCAATTTCACGCACATTAAGGGTTGCGCCTCCGGTTTCTCGCACCCGGAAGTACCGGCCATGCAGCGTTTCCGTGAAATCCGTATAAACCCATTTTTTATCTGGATAAATCGCGCCTTCTGATTGAAGCACTTGGGTCCATGTGACATTATCCTTAGACGATTCCCAAGCCAGGGTATAACCTGCATCACCATTAGACATCAGACCGCCCATATATATCACAACTGATTGGCCAAAATCATAGGAAATATACCCATTGGCCGACACCTGTGTGCAAACGGTTTGAATATCTCTATCAAATGCATTAGCAGCACTTCCACCGGCCGAACTGAAAGGTGATCCCCCACTCGGAGCCACAAAACGACGGTAAAGGGCTGCCTTAATCCCAACAGTTGAAACGGGCAACGTGATCTGGGTCTGGGTGGTCGTCAATGGCATGATATATTTATTAACAACCCAAAGATTGGTGCCGTCATTAGAGGTTGTGACCAGGAAAGCGAATAAAGCCTGCTTCCCGATTCTAGCAGCCTCACCCGGCATTGACCCAGATGACACGCCACACCGCCTGCAGGCGCTTTCCACAAGCTCATCAATCGGTAAGGTTGTTAATCCGGTTGTCCCGCTGGTCGGCATAAAAACCCCTAATCATGAATAATGGTTATAGAGCCGCCCGGTAATTCCACGTAAATGCCAAGTGGAAACAGCAGACCAAGATCGGCGGAAACTGGCTGAAACGGCTCAATCATACCGGCAGGCAAGGTGATATTTAATTTCACGTCACCCGTGATGCTTCCGTCCCTGAATATGAAATCACCGCCCCCGCTAGGGGCGGTGATGATCACGGAACTCATGCGGACACGACGGTTAACGGCTAAGCCGCTCACCGTCATTTTGGTGGATCTTAGGAAATTTACAGACATGTTTACCCCGCATATTGTGCTACACCATAAAGCCCATCGGCTGTGTCAGGATCTTCAGCCCATATCAAATAGGTGATTTTTTTTGACCCATCTGGAGTGCCGGCCGGAACGAAAGTTCCGCGCACATCACCGGTGGTGGCGCTGGCTGTCGTAGTGTCGGCAGCAACAAAGGTGCCGCTGGTTACGAAAGCCGTGTCAAAAAACATCTGCACCGCATCACGGGCGTTCACACGGTAAGGCAACCCCATGATAATGGTTGTGCCAAGAATGACTGTGCCAGCCGTGGCAGCGCTGGCAACAGCCCCGGTGACGCGCTTAAATGCCTTCTTGCCATTGACGGTTGATGTGCCGTTTAAAGCAATGGTCTCCACCATCAATTTGTTGTAAAGGTCATACCCCGTCACCGTGATGGTTTGGGTTGTGTCACTAGCATCACTGGATACAATAGATAGCGCCCTGGCATAATCCAGAATAGCCACCGCAGCACCGTCAACGGTTGTAACAAGGGCACCGTTCAAGGTTAAGGCTCCGGCCCCTGCAGGGGTTTGGGCAGCACAAATACCGTCGGCATCCAAATTAATGGGAGTCGTGCGGTATGGCGGGGCATAGGCCCCCATCGGCAGGCCCCAGGTTGTCCTAGAACCGCGCGGCGGGGCCGCCCCTGTACTCAAGCGATCGAAAAAATGAGATTCAGACATAGAATCCTCCCCTAAATACCTTGGTTTCCGTAGGCACCGTGCCAGTCAGTCCAGTAGAATTTGTACCGTTCACGACCAGCAAACTGTAAGCTAGCGGTATTGAAATCAGGTTCAGAACGGCGTTCCAATTTCACACGTTGCGCCAATTGCAAGCCACGGCCGCAATCGGTGGTCACAAACCAAGCATTCGCAGAAGTCAACCGCGTTAAAACGGCCAAGCCTTTGGTCGCCCCAAAAAGCGGGTTGATGTCATTGGCGGTGGTACCGGTACGCAACTGGGAATTCAGGATGATTTTACCTTGATTCTCAAGTTCGGGTGGCAGAACAACTTTCTCAATCTTGACGCTGATGGCACGTGTGCCGTCAAAAGCCAATGCCTTGCGGACACGGATGGTCGCGTCTTCCATGGAAGTTTGCGAGAAGGCGGCCGATGGCAACAAGTTCGAATCAGTACCGCCAAACTTCAAAGGATGGTTGTTGGCGAACAAGGCCACACCGTCACCCCCGGTCTGCACACCGGCGTTAAAGCCGAAGTTCAGAACGTTGGCAGCGTTGATTTCCTTGGCTTCCACAAATGAACGGCCGAGATACTCGCTGTATGCCTCGCCAAGACCCATATGTTCGCCATCTTCGTAAGCAACGTCTGTTATGGCAAAGCCAAGCGCGTATTGCTCATAATTATAAATGGCCTGATACATTTCACCGCTGTTGATCAAAGGCGTTTGCATGCCTTCATTCAACCGCTGCGCGGCACCAAGACCGGCCAACATCACTTCTTGATGCTGAGAGCGCGGAGTTGGCTTATCGATATTTTTGAAAATCATGTCGTATTGGACTTCGGCCTTGTTATAGGTATCCAAGAACACCTTATTCATATAAGGCCCGACAACGTCGGCGACACTTCCTGATGTAATACTCATATTTTATATTCCTTACTGATTATAAGACGTTCTTATTGGCGGTTAATTGCGAACGACCGATATAGCCGACCACAATCGTGTAAGCATCTGCAGCAACGTTGCCAAGGCGTTGAGAAAAACCCATGATGCGGAACTGCGCCGGGTTACCGGCACCAACCAAGGTTGGGCTTAAAGTGGCACCGGAGGTACCCGTCACAGCACTGCCGACCGTATTATTGGTAAAATCCGCACCGTCCCCAACCGCCGTTGCGGCGATGGACCCGGTTGACTGGATTTCATAAATAGTTGTAGGATCAGCATAAACAAACACTTTGATGTTAGTCGCAACAGTGTTTGCGACCCAGCGGTTAGTTTTAATAACCGGACCGTTAATGGATGTTTGATATTCAACCCATGCAAACGCACCCAATAAGTCTTCAGCGCCAGCTGCTATATCAATAGTACCTGCGGTGACGAGCTTAACAGCGGTGCCTTCATAAAGATTGGTGGCGTAGCCAGAAGCCAATCCGCCCGGGAAGCATGTAGGCTTTGGTAACACCCCGGCTATATTGGCAATCGGTAAAAGCCCGAAAGGGGCAAGTACTGTTGACATTTTATATTTCCTTTATTCTTGAAATTCGTGGAATTTTTCACCACGCTGCACCCGGTTCTGCATTTGCTGGCTGACGGAAATGGAGCCGCCATCCTTGCTGAATGAGTGGTTTTTGGGTCGCGTGATGTATTCAGATAATTTTTCCTGGTCAATATTATTCATATTGAGGCCGATGCGGCTTTGCGCCGCCATGTAATTCTCCAAGACGTCGTTTGCGGCCGTAACGGTTGCCAATTGACGGGCCGGTCTTTGGCTGTGATTAAAATTCATCATCTTTTGGTAAAGTGATTTCTTAATCCGCCCTAAAACCATTTCCCGCACGGTGACATAAAGTCCTTGATCACCGCCTTCGGTGCGCATGCCCTTGAATTCCGGCCGGTCAGCATACTTTACACGCTGATAGCCAACCTCAAGGCGTCTGTGGATGGGATCTTGAGGGTTATTGGTGGTCAGCCAGCAATAATGCCATTCGTCATCATGCGGAAGGTTTGGCAACAAATTGGACTGGGTCGATTGGGCGTAGAGGGCAAAACGCTCCTCATCCGACATTTCGATTGTGTCTGTTGCGCGGTTTTCCGCCTCTCGCGGTTCACGGCCCGGTTGGTCTTCCATCCGGTAATCCGATCCGTCACGGTGAATTGTTTGGGTGCTTTCTTTTATGACTTTGGCCATTCTAACTTCTGTCCCTCTTTTGTTCGATTTTACGCTTATCATGTTCCTTGCAGCTTTCGGCGTATTCCTTGATTTCCTTTTCGGTCATCTTCCGTTCACGCACAAATTGCAGGCGTTCAGCGCTCAATCCATATGATTTGTAACTTGCCGTCTTGCTTCCGCCGCTCACAACACTTGCGGGTTGCTTGGCTGGTGCAGGGGCCACTTTTGCTTGTGGCGCGGGCTTATTGGCCACGCTTGCTACGGTTGCAGATCCGCTCAGATTCGGATAACGAGCATGAAGCTCTTGGTCTAATACTTCCCAGAATTCATCGGTTGCCGCACTATATCCGGCCCTTGTCAACTGTTCAGCCACACCCCTTGCAGCAACGTGCACGTGGGCGTATTCTTTACCAGTTGCGTTGGCCCATGGATTGCGATCAACCCATTCATCACGCAATTCTTCAGCTTTCAGCTGAATAGCTCGCGCTTTGTCATCAGGCGTTTGACTTACTTTTTTCTTAGTATCTTCGTGCTGGGAACGAAGCTCCGTTAACATTTCCCGGCGATCGTCGATCGCCTTTTCAATTTTAACGATAATTTCAGGACCCTTGCCTTCAGATAGAGCCTTGTATTTCCCTTCTTTTAATTTTTGAAGGTCGGCCTCGGTCTGTTTGATAGACCGGTCTATTTCGCTCTGACTACTTTGCAGTGCTTTGCTCTCAAAATCCCGCAGGCGGGATTCAAGTTCATCGTACCGCTTGTTAGCCCGTTTTAAATCCCTTTTCATCTTGTAATATTCGGGATCACGGACGGGTGACTTTTTTTCTGGTTTCAGACCATCAGATTCGGACTCATCGACCGATTCAGGTGCTTCTTTCTCAACCGTCTCCACCTCAGACGGGGCACCCTCAACTTCCTCTTCCTGTTCTAGTACAGGCGCCGGTGTGGTTCCGGCGGAAGCCTCTGGATCCATATTATCAATGGCGCCAGGTTTCTTGGTATCAACTGCCATAAATTTTATTCCTTTTTCTATTTCTTGTCAAACGACCATCCTAAACAGTTGCCTTGATTAGCAATGGGTCGCCAATGATTTTTGCAAACGCTTCCGCATCATTAATGGCTGTAAAGCCAACCACGGATTTATTGCCATTTTGGTCGATATAAGGCACATCCCAACGCTGGCCAGCATATTGCGGCAACATCACGTACTCGCCCGGCCTTGCCCAGTCTTTTTCAGGCCATGATTCGCCAGTGGTGCGGTTCTTATAGGCAAGCGGTCCCAACGAAATAACCTTAGCGACCTGGGAATTGACTTTTTCGAAATCCTGGGTGCCCTGGGCCAATATAACACCACCCCTGGTCACGGTTTGGGGAACGCGGATATGAAGTAAAATCTTGTGCCCCAAAGGAATAACTTGCGGATCAACATCAGGGAAAGCGTCTTTAATGGTATAATCGAATGATTTAGTGACTGGGGCGACCACTGGTATATGTGACATTACTAATCCTCTTCTGGTTTGTATAAATTGTCCTTAATGATATCGACGGCCATTCGCATGCCATCAATTTGGTAACGAACTGATTTGAAGAATTCATAATCAATCGAAGCGTTCGGCTCAAACATCCGTTGGGAACGATCAGTGATCTCCCTGGAGATAATTGATTCAATGGTCTCCAGTACCTCTCGCCAATCTATTGTGCTTAGCATGCGCCCTTCGGTGGTTTTGGGTAGGCTACGGGCTTGTTTTTTCTTGGTTTATTCTCAGTACGGCCTTTCATGGCTTTATCCTTTCGGGTTTGGGTTTGTCAGCGTATTGCCATTTTTCATATGGCCAGCCGATCCCTGCTGACGGATTCGGGTTTCGGCGATCTTGGTGGCTGTGGCGTTGTCCTGCTGATTAATGACCAGGTCTTTTCGGACCTGTTGCTGCGAGGTTGCAACGTCAACCAAATTCTTTTCCTTATCAACTTGAACACGATTGGCATCAATTGATACCTTAGCCTGATCCATTTGTTGATCATGCTGCTCCCGTGTGGCTTCAAGTTGCAACTCCTGGGATCGCAATTGGATGTCTGCTTTATCCTTGGCTGCCTTGCGCTGGGTTTCAGACTTGGCAATTTCAGCCATCTGCATGCTTGGATCCTTTTGCAAGGTTTCAAGCTGTTGTTGTTGTTGCTCTTGTTGGATTTTGACCCATTCCGCCAACACATCTTTGGCAAACGGGGCGACCATTTGGTTGTAAAGGGCAATAACATGCGGAGTAGCGGCGGCCATGGTTTGTGACTGTATGGCCTGGAATTTTATTTCCTGATCGCTTGACTGCGGCAACTCGCTAATGTCTTCGGCGCCTGAAGCAGCACTTAAAACCTTGTTCATGGCTGTTGCGTATATAAACTTCATATGTTCTATCACGTGCGAAACAATCATCGCCCTCGCCTGTGGGTTGCTGAAGAAAACCTGGGCCAACACTGGGTCTCGGTACACTCCCCAATGAGTCATGATGTGGGCCATATGGTCTTGGTCTTCAAAGACACTAGGTGGCTTCAGCATGGAGGCCATCACATTTTCCTGGGCAGGATCAACTGATTCAGGTTCGTCAGACGGCATCAACAGTGATTCCGGGTCTGATATTTTAAGCGTCTGCAAATTCCGTAACTGAACGGCGCGGGGATTATATACATCAGGAGCCTGGGCCGCCAATTGCTGCACAGCTTGCATTTGGGCATAACGCTGCGCTTCAGAAAATATATTTGGGTCAGAAACGGGAATGATGTTACACGGGCCTGCATAATCCGACCTTCTGATTATATCATCACCCAATTGCTTCTTAACCAGATCATCGTCTAGGTAGATGCTGTTTAGACGATGAATTGCCTGCAACAGGATGCCCATGGCATGATGCAGGCGGGTGTGTATGCTGGAGAATACCTTTTCCCCCTGCTCGATCAGTGCAAGGGTAGTTCCGACCGGCGCTTCACTATTTGGGTCGCTCATCCGCTCCCCGATAGATCCAACCAGGGAACGGGCAGAGGTGTTCATAAAATTCATCAACTCAACTAGCATTTGGCTGGGTGGATTAAATGGCAGCGGCATAAACAATTTGCGGATGTCATCCGTTGGCGCCGCATCAATCTCCTGGATTTGGCCGATGCTAATATTCATATTCTGACCGCTCATTTTGGCGCCTTTGAGCTTGATCAGGGTAGCTGAATTATTGATGTGAGCCGCATCAAGGAGGGCGCGGAGTGATCCGGTTAAAGCTTTAGCAATATCATTAAGTATTTGGGCAAAGCCGATTGGATAAGGCCCGTCCCACGGAATGCATGGGAATTCGACCATGTGGGTCGCCGCCTTTTGGGTGATGTCACCATCATCCCAATTGCGGTAAACTGCCAGGATTTGCTGGGATAATTCATCAATGACAACAATATAAGGAGCTTCATAATTTTTTGAAAACTTATCCTTGATGTCCAAATTAACATAACATTCAAATATGCTGCGAATTTCGTCAACGTTAGCATTTTCATTTTGATTGAACTTGGATACTTCCTTGAGCGCACTCTCTGTATCTGTCATTTGGGGACGTGGAGCCTTTTCGGGGCTAAGCTCGATGTCACGATATATGCCGCGGGCCATCATGCCCTTGATCTCGCTAGACGTCATATTCAGTTGATGTGTCTTGCGCCAAGCAGTTTGGAAATTTGAGCAATCTTGCGGCACATATACCTTATCAACCGACACAAATTGAACGCGCGGACGGCGCAGGATGTCGTCATACCATAATTTCACATAGCCGCTGCCACCGAAGAACAACTGCACCATAGTTTTTTCAAGCTCGGGCCGAAATTCCACAATCTCATTGCTTAACTGGTAATTGATGTGGGTTCTTTTGGCATCCGCCTTCTGTATGGCTTCCGTGGTTTCAGGGCCGATGATCTGTGTTTTTGCAATCCCGTCGCTTGGCAGCAAATTCTTAATGGCGCGGGCGGAAAATTCAAAAACAACCTCTTCAACCAACGGGTATGAAACCGTGTTTGCCCCCTCAAAGGTTGCGCCTTTGCTGGCCTTATCATCGGTTAGGCCGGAATTTCTGACCATTTCAGCATAAGATTTATCGCGGTTTTTAATGCTTTCCTTATCAACATCAATCTTTTTGGTCAGGTCCATGGCAAGTTGATCAAGCTCCGAATCACTTAAATATCCGGCGGCCAGATTGTCATAAAATTCGTGCTTTTCAGATGATTCCTCGCTATCGTCGTCTGATTCGGATTCTTCCTCAGCTTCATCAATTGAATCGTCCATCTCCTCTTCAATGGGGGGTGGCAGATCAGTGATAAAATTTGTTTTTGGCAAAGCATCGGGATTAATTGGCATAAGGGTTCCCCACCGGTTTCTGATAATAGGTTGGCTCTGGTTTTTCATAGTCATAGGTCAGGAAGCCAGCATCGCGCAGATAGCGCAATCCTTGGGTAAAGGCATCCACATAGTCATCGTTCTTAACACTGCCTGGGCCTGCGTAATCAGTGACCTGATCCAGGAATTTCCTCACCCATTCGACCGGCTGGCCCATTTCTTCCTTGTCCTCCAACACATAAACCATGCCGGAAGATACCAATGGCGCTACCACGTTAGCCCGCTGTAATTTATCAACATTGCCAGGGTTGTAAGGACGCACAGGTATTTTTAATCGGTTCATTTCTTGGATTAGCGAAATACCAGATCCCTTTTCTTCAATCAGGATCAATTCGGGACGGGTTTGGTTATAAGAATGATTAAATTGTTTTAAGGTTTTTTCCCGCAAATCAGGGAATGACAAATGCTCATCCCATGCGTCACAAATCAGTACTGCGTTCACTTTTGTACCATCTGGCAGCTTTTCCTTGAACACCGCCAACGCTAAGCAGGCACTATAATCAGGCTGGCGGGTTTTGGTATTAAAAGTCTTTTCCGTAAAAGCGGTGTCCATGGAAATAATTAAATAATCAAATTCCGGTAGCGGCTTATGACGCGGCCACAGCCTAATCCAGCCGCGTTTGAAGATTCCTTCCATACCGGCTGAAATGATTTCCCCATAAATCTCCTGCTTGCCAAGCGGCGTGTCCTTGTACCGCTCCATATTATCCAAATATTTCTTTGGCAGATTACGGGCATTTTCATAGGACGATCCAGTCGTAAGTTTCGTTCCTGCATCCTTATAAAGGCGGCGGATAATATCAATCGGCTTCGGGGTTGTGGTGATGATGGTGCGCGGATCCGATCCAAGACGGTTACCCATCTGTAGGTTGTCCCACGTCTCATCGGCATTCGGCCATGAAGCAAGCTCATCACACCATAGGCGGTGGAATTGATGGCCACGGGATTTTTCAGGTTCATTGGCAGAAAAACCCTTGATCATCGTGCCATTTACCAAAATAAGTTCTACCAATTGGGCGTTATAACGTGCTATAAGTTCTTCTGGAATAATGTTTAAAAGACCAGTTTCTCCTTCGAAGCAGACGGACCTAACATCACTGAAGGTGGTTGAGCAGACACCAAGGCGGGATTTTTTGTTCAGATAGCCAAACCAACCCATATCATTGGCGCCAACCAACGTTTTACCGAATCCGCGGCCTGATAGAAGCATCCAGTGATGCCATTTACCCGCAGGGGTTAATTGGGACGGTCTGGCCTTTGCCAGCCAGTTCAAACGCCAGTTGACGGCAATGACGTCAAGTGGATCGGCATCCGCTGCACTCTTTCTAAGGATTTCGTTGTGATTTGTGATCTTGTTCACAGTTTATTTACCATTTGTTCTGTAGAATGCATTAGATGGGTAATGGAGGGTAACATGCTGGAAAAACTAAAAATGCTGGCCGACATGGCCCAAGAGATTATATTGCTAGACGAAAAGATTGAAGAAATCGTCACAGGCAAGAGTTGGGATGATGATATGGATGAGGTTGATTCCATGATACGGGAATTGAAAAAGAAACTGAACATTTAATCAGGCTCCTTTTCTGCCTTGACATCAGGCAATACAAAGGTTCCGTCTGAACCCTTGCTCACTTCCACAAGCTTTTTTTCTAAAATAATTGATTCAAGTGATGCCAGGGAATGAAGCATTTTTTCCCGTGCCTTGCGCTGCTTTTCCTTGGCTTCGCCCATGTCTTTCGGCAAATATTGCTCATATAGAAACATCAGGACGGATGGGTTGCTTTTTGACAAAAGCAAACTGTTGCGGCGCAATACCATCTTAAAAACGCCAAAACCAGAATCCCAGGCTTGACGCAGGGCCGGTTCACGCTGTAGGATGAATTCAAATTCGGCAATAGTTACATCAAAAAAATCAGCGGCATCGGCCACTTCGGCGCCAATTCCCCGCAGCTTATATAGGCTGCCAGCAGTTATCTCATTTTTGCTGATGAATGGGGCAACAAGTGCTGAAAACTCATAGGCGGCCGATAGGCGCAAGGATTCTTTTTTATCTTCCTTGTCCCCCGGGCCATCCTCAGATGAATCCGAAATATCCTCCGCCACCCTTTTGGAGGAAAGGTTGACTATTTTCTCAAGAAATTCTGCTTCTTCCCGATCGAGAGACGACTTTTTATTAAGTCGCTCGCTCATTCTCCGGCTTCATACCTTTTTTCCTGATTTGTGGGTGTGATAAGCTGTAAATATGCTTGCCAATTGAACGCAATTTTCGTGATCTCGCCAAACGAGTCAAAAACTCAGAAAGAGGGATTACATCAAAAATAAAACCATATTTGGAATACAGTAGAGCTGCAATATCATCAAAATCCAATACTTCACCGTTCTTAAAAAGAGAAAGTATCATCTTTCCAAGTGATTCGGATTGCACTTGACGCTTCCATGCCCGCACGGGTGAGGCAATTTGGCCTCTGTGCCTGACTAATGGCGGGTTTTTAAGGTTTTCCAACGCCACGACCTTTAATTGTAGTAACAATTTAACATTTAATGTAGTGTATCTATAAACAAAAGTCAATGTTTTGTATTAAAATAATTTGTGAGTCATATCACAGATTTCACATCTATTGCCTGCCATGATATCTCAAACAACAGGAGGATATCATGAAAATATGTAATAAAGGTCAAGGGGTAATTGAGTCCGTGAGAATAGAAAATATGAAGTTGGAGGTTGACAGCATGGTCAACTCCCTCGAGGTATGCCGAAAAAAAGTCCATGGCAAAAGAAAATCACTGATATCTGTCTCCGCTGATAAATTGAAAGGTGAAAGTCTTCAGTCTTTCGTCGAAAAACGGGATTTTTGCCTGCAGCGGATTGATCAATTATTGAACATGATCGACGCCAGCATACTGGAATTGAATGTGGCTGACTTTAATATTGATCGATGGAAAACCGAGAAAGATATGGCTAAAAAATCTGGCATCGAAAGGCTTATCAACAATGATTTGACGGATATCATATCCGCGCAATTGCATTTTGGAGAAACCCTAGCAACGGTTAATGACCTGATGGATTTGATCATGATAATCGCCGACCTATCCCAATAAGATAAGTCATTTTCCCGGTTTTACAATTTTTGAAACCATTCAACAGCAAGCGTAAATAGGTGGATTGTTCAGAATCCACCTATAAGCTGGGAAGAAAGCAGGACCGCTAACGCTTAGCCCTGCTTTGCTATGTCGTCTCTGGGAGAGATCAATGTCTTGGGAGATATTGATACGCCCATATGACCACATTATGGAAAATCTGTCAAACGACCATCCCAAAAGAAAACCCCAAGCCTAGCTTGGGGTTTTCTTAGAGACTAAATAACTAAACACACAGATAGAGTAAACCATCAATTACACAGGGATTGTTTACAAATCAACCGTACATTTTTCAAAATAATTGTCAATGGCAATATGCTTTTTGTTTTTATAAATCGGCATTAGCCATTTAAGTTCTGTATTCTGTCCGACACAATTCTTGTCCCAAATGAACCATGCATGGGCGGTTGTGCCACTGCCAGCGGTCTGGACGCCATTGGGATAGAAGGTGATTCGTTCGCTAAAAACCCACAAGCGGGTCGGCGGTGTGCTGGCAAATATTGTCTTGGCACGCGATCCGCCTTCCAGAAATGCCAGGCGCAATAACATGGCAACCTTATGATCAGCCCTGGCAAGCGCCGCCTCGGCAAACTGCTGGGCGCTGTGAAATGGAGGATTGGTGATGATATTGTCTGCACGCGAATCGGATTTGAAAAAATCAATGCCCGGGTCACCATAACCATAATCATAAAGATCCGTGCTGCGCACATCTTGGTAAGATGTTTTTAAAACTTTGGACATGGCACCATCCCCGCACGCCGGTTCCCAAATAGACCCTTTGAATTTCTCGTTATCCAGCAGAGCATAGGTAGCCCAGCTTGGTGTTGGATAAAAATCTGCACCAAGTTCAGCGCGTTTTTTTGGGGTTGGCATGAGGTGTGAACCAGCGATCACTATTTGTTCCATAAAAAAATCCTTTAAAATAGCCTGTCATATATCCAGAAAGCTGCGTTTGCCAAGAAAGTTATGGCAACCATGCAGGCGCAGACGCCAATAATCAAGATGGACATCAAGCTGGATTGGCTGAATGGGACAGCAATATGCTCCTTATATTCATCGCCTTTGCGATAAACGTGGCACTCTAAATCAAATACGTCCATACACGCCTCCTAATGCACGGTGGTGCGTTGCAATTCCGCACCATTTTGAATGTCCGCCACCAAATCACTGGCCTCAATCAAGGCCGTGACTAAAATCATTTCCCTGACACCAGCGGCAGGCCCACCATATTTCCTAAAGATTCTATCAATCAACTCGCATAAGTCAATGGACCTGGTTCCATCAAAAATAAGATTAAATATTTCACGGCCGTGAACATTTATTTCCCTGACAACCTGTGCGAATGCCTCAATTTCCATTTTTTTCACGATAATACTCCCTTATTTTTTCAGCCCACATGGCGGCATTACGCGAATATAATTCCAAAACATCAGATTTTATTTTTCCAGCAGCCCCAAGTAATTCATCTTCATTAATCATCAATATCCTCGCAATCCGAATGATAATATCCTCGGATATCGACCATGACTTGCAATTCTCAAGCGATGAAATGTGCTGACGAGTGGTATCGGCCGCTCGCGCCAAGGCGGCGGTGCTTAAACCTAAATTCTGCCTTCTTTCCCGAATCAATAACCCCAGAGTATCAATTCTACTCATTCATCTTCTCGTCTAATGGGCTTTTAGCGGTTTTTTGTTTATTCATTGGTACCAAGGCAACAATGGACAAAATACTGGATCTTGGGATATTGATGCCGCCCTTGCCTTGGTTAAACTCCGTTTCCTTGCCTTCAGAAAAATGTGGCATTATGGTGATGCATTCGGCATCCTCATAAACCACTGTTCCGGTTGAGCGTATGGTCGCCAGCGTTTTGACCCAATCAGATTTAAAGGCCCATCCACCATCAGCAGCGGTCGCATCTTTCCACTGCACCAAAACAATTTCGTTTAAATAGCTGGCCGGTTTGCCCTTGATTTTTGCCCTGTACAATTCCGACCAGACATCATTTACCTTTTCATCCCATATCTTCTTTAGATTTTCATCATCTTTGTTCAAATCAACCCAATCATCTTTTTCATTTATTTGCATTCTCAGCATCCTTGCTATTCTTCTATAAATATTATAGACATTGCATGTGTAATTTAACATTTGCGAATTTCTGTGTATCGAAGTTTTCCGCAGCCACGCACACTGAAGGTTTTATGTAGAAATGCCTAGATACATCCGTTTATATTTCATCTAGTTCTAACAGAAATTTTTCATCTTGATTTGCCCAAAGAAACCGATTATCACAGCATGTCCCGACCAAAACACAGGCCCCATTGATCCTGCTTAAGAACTGATACCTCATAATCGGGGCCAACGGGATGATCTGCTTGCAGGTTGGGCACTTCGCATTACTCCGACCCTCATCAACCCGGTAAAATTTTTTTAACCCGGCGACCATACCTATCACCGCGCCTGTGTTTGTAGGTGCATTTCTATTGTCTCCAGGTGGTCTGCTATCAGCTCTAACCGCATGCCCAAAATACCGATGCACAAAAGTATAGCTGCAAACCAAATGCTATTACTGTTTTCCATCCATCAACCTATCGTTTTCATCAAGAAATTTATACCAGTCAAATTTATCATTGCCTTCAGTCGTTATAATTTCCACAGGCTTCATTTTTTTGGAAAGCTTTTGTATAAGATCATCAGGAATATGCCGCGCTTCATTAATCCACATCCCCTTAATTTTATTTTCTTGTTTTGTGGGTAACGGGTGTTTTGAATCTGGCCTTTGTTTGCTAATCGGGCTTATAATTATTTTTATCATTTTTAAAACTCTCGTTTTCAGCACGCAAATATATGAGTTCGTCTACCATCATTACAATTGTTTCATAAAATAGTTCCCGTTTTATTGCTGGCCTTTTATTTTTTATGGCCATTTCCTTCAGTTCCAATAGAAATTCCCCATAAACCTTCCATTTAGACTCTTCCATCTTCCAACTCCTTGACGCGGGCGCGTAGATAGGTGATTTCACGGATAAGCTTGTTCAATGCCGATATTGCTATCGATCGTTCATAAGTCACATCAATCCAAAATTGTTTTTTAAATTTCTCCAAATCAACCGGTTTGGGTGGGGTCATTTAAGTTCTTTCTTTTTAGGGCCTGGTTTTCTATCTAAATCAATTGATGTACCCACAAGACAAAGACCATCTTCTGTTAATATGGGACATTTTTCACAAATATGTT